ACTATGATCGGCATCGCTCAGTCCGGTTGGTGATTTTGGTTGGTTTGGCGATTGATCAGATCGCACAATCCGGGCTGAGTTCCCTTTCAGTGATCTACTATTCCGCGCAGCTATTTAGTCTCTGCTCAGTCGGAAATTCAATACTTTCGATGATTTCAATAAATTCACCAGTATACATCTGAACAAACTGCTCGGTGTCTTTGATCTTCTGCATTCTTAGATCTGAACAGAAAGCTTTCCACGAGTTCTTTTTACCGTTAATTTCACAAGCAACGATAACAGCATTATCGGTTGTATAAGCAACGATTGCAGGCAGATTATTAACTTCGGTCGTACCGATTTCGAAGCTATGCATATTTTTTACAGTCACAGCATTTTCAATCTTCTGTAACATCTTAGCTCGAACATTACGATGAATATCTATAGCTTTAACAAGAGCTTTCAGGCTGTTTTTGTTATTGGTCATTCTATTAACTTTGATAATATTTCTGTTCAGGCTTGCTTTAACTGTTCTGTCTAGATTTTCGAAGACTGCAAATTTGAAATTCAATTTATTTGCCTTTATTGATTGGTTGAGTTCTGATATTACGTTTTTTGCAAGCATTATACATCGTTGCTTTATTCATTTGTTTAGATTCTGCAATTTGCTGAAATGTCTCACCAGAGTCTAAGCGAGATTCAATTTCGAATTTGTTAGGTATAAATTTCATGGGGTTGCCTTTTTTATTGAATTGAAAAATAAGCACTCCGAAGAGTGCTTTAAACTTAAGGAATTTTTAAATGAACTAAGCTAATTGCTTATATCTTATTTTATGACGGATAAAGTCAGTAGTAAACAAACGAGAGAAAATAACGAGGAAGAAGAAACTCTCTGTGTTCATACTAATATTTATATAGTTCACCGAAAGTGTAAACAAAGTCCGAAAAATAATTTAGTGAAAAGCAGGTGCATTGATGCACATCAAAACGCATCGATAACGCATCGATGCGACTCGGAGAAGTGCATGGACCCTAGAAAAAATCGCCCTATAAGAACAATTGGATAAAGATGAACTGGAAGGATATAGAAGCAGTACAAAACCTGGAAAACATAGCGAAGCGAGCAGATTGCGCGAAGCGCGGGCGAAGCCCTAATTGATAAACATTAGCGCGAAGCGCGACAGATAACACTATCGAACTTGATTACTAGCTACTGATTAGATGTTTCTAGATAAAGATTATTAGCGCTTCGCGCGTTCGCTACGCTCACAATATTATTTTTCAGATCTGGATAATAATGATTACTGGATAACTGCATTATACTGTTCGTCTGACAATCAATAAACATAACGATCGATAATTAATTGAAATAACGTTAATGAGTTCTCCTTCGCTATCGCTACGTCGAACGGGCAAGCCCTATCTTTGATGATAGTAATGATTGACTGCTACATCATCCCTCCTCGCTTCTCCCTGCTTCTACTGACCTAATGATACTCCAAGTCAATTCCCTGTTATCAAGTTCACCTGATGCTTCCTGCTTCGTTATCGACCTTATTGCTTTTGACTCTACGCTTTCAGCTTCGCAGGAAGTACGCCCTGCTGTTTGCAGATCGTTCTAAAGAACTGAGTAATCAAGTTCTCAACTATTTGATTCCTTGCGCCCCAAAGATGCCTCCAGTATCTGTGGTTTACAATCTACTCATTTGAAATTCAATAAAAAAGGGAGCACTAAGCTCCCTTTTGTCATTTCAGACCAAGCACTAATGCTTGTTCAAGTTTTTTCTCAAGCAGAGTGTTTAATCCACTTTCGAAAAATTCAATCGCTTGAACGTCTGAGTCTGTTTTTAAGCGAACAGCGGCATCGTCAACTGTTAACTCTTCGGTCTTAACATCACCGTTTTTATAAACCACATTAGCAATCATGCTTTCTCCTTTGTTGCTAAAAAATAATAACCGAATGATATCACTTGTTCAATTTTTCTTTCAATCAAATAAGTATCCGATGAATAGTCGGCTCTCTAAACTAGCAGGTATGAAATAGTTCCTTAATTCTGAACTTCCTCACTTTGCTTCCTATTTAATATTGCAATTTTAAATCTAGTGTAATTAATTTAGCTACAAACTTGCATTTATTATACATTTAAAAAATCGCCTCCATTCGTTAGGCATTCTCAGTTTCACTCATTTCTCCTTTAGTGCTATTCACACAGCGAAGAAACTGATCCCTCTGATACGCGGCAGTTTTGTCTGACATCTGTTTTTTGAATAACTCAAAATCCCCCTCTGTACGTTTAAAAATAATCATGCTAATCGCAGATGGTTTTTTATTAGCCGATTTGCTAGCAAGAAGTTTTTCGATGTTATCGAATCCGAAAGCCTGATTCACGATTCGTTGTGCTTCAACAGCATCGACAACTTCAACCGTATTTTCAGCTTTAACTTCTTCAACAACTGTATATTCCTCGATGTTAGCTTTAACACGACGAACAATAGAACGAGGAACATCGTATTTTTCAGCAAGCTTACTCTCTGACATATCAGTACCAGCGTTTAATTCAGAAGCAATTCGGTTTTCAACAGTCAGTTCAGTTTTCATTGTCGTTCTCCTGTGTTTTGTTGGAACAGACTTTAACAGGCGGATATCCAGGTGCAAGAACTCTTAGAAATAATTTTATGGAGGTTTTCATAAATACAGACAGAGAAATGAAATCCATTTTGGGTTCATCCACTTAGGGCTGATTATGAAAAACTCAAATAAACTGAAAAGTATCTTACAGAATGCAAAGCGCTTTTTAATGCCACCTCCTGACTACACTCCGTCCGAGTGGGTCGAACAGTACCTGAAATTCCCTGATGGTCCTTATACAGGGCAGCCGATGAAACTGTTTGAGTTTCAGAAAGGCATGATTGACGTCATTAAAGAACGTAAGAAGAAAATCGTCTTCGAGACTTCTGCCCAGATTGGCAAGACAACCATCTTGAACGGAATTCTGTTCTATAAGTCTGCTACTGATCCCGGTAACGCTGGTGTCTTGCAGTCAACCGGTAAAGAGACGACTCAATGGCTATCAGGCAAGATTCGCCCAATGATTGACGAATCGGAAGAAATGCAACGAATCGTCACCGACAAGAACGACAGAAACGCAGTGAATAACACCAGTCAAATTCAGCTACGTGCTGGAGGCTTTTGGTATTTCATGTCGCTCAATAGCCCTTCTCACTTACGCGGTAAAACTCTTCCGCTGATGTTGCTTGATGAAGTTGACGCAGTTGAAACAGACACAGAAGAAGGCAACCCGATTATCATCGCGGAACAACGTGCTACGACGTTCGGTGAAGACGCTCGTGTTTTCATTAGCTCGACGCCTACAAGTAAATACGGTGCTATCCACACGCAGTATGAAGCATCCGACAAGCGCAAGTATCATGTTCCCTGTCCTACATGTGGTCATAAGCACGAACTGACGTGGGAGAATATCAAATTCGACTGGGTAAAAATCGATGGTAAATCATTACCTGATCCTAACTCTGCCAGAATTGAATGTCCTGAATGTCATCACGCTTTCTCTGAAGGCGACCGAGCACGAGCAATTAAACAAGGTGAATGGATTATTCATCAACCTGAAAGTCGAATTGCTGGATTCCACGTAAGTCGTTTATACAGCCCAATGAGTTCTATCAAATCAGTTGTTGAAGACTATAAGCAAGCATGGCAAACGTTCAGCTTGTCAACGTTTTATAACACTGTTCTTGGTCTACCGTTTGATGATTTAAACGAAGACATTGAGGTTAGTAAATTAGAAACACTCAAGACGAATATCGGCATCAGCAATATACCAGAAGACACGTTGTTTTTAACCGCTGGGGTTGACCAACAGCAAGACCGTTTAGAAGTAACCTTGATGGGTCACAACGAACGAACCGTTTATATTCTTGCACATCGTAGCTTTATGACAATGAACGCTGAGGTTATCGATTCCCCTGCTTATAAAGAACTTCTTGCATACGTTAAAGCACCGTTCAGAACAGCTTTGGGAAGAAAGGTTCCTTTAGCGTGGGTGAACGTCGATAGCTCAAACGGTCGAGCAACTAAAACAATCTATCGTTTCTGCTCTCAGTGGACAAACCTGAAAGCAATTAAAGGTGCCAGCTCTGTTGATGCCCCTTATGTTCCAACGAAAATCACGAAAACCGGTGGTTATGAACTTTATATGATTGGTGTAAACCAAGGAAAAAACTTAGTTCGTGAACTGCTAAACAGAAGCGTGAAATCTGGAAATACACCAGTCAGAGTCGAAATCTCTGATGATGTTCCAGATGATTACTGCGAACAGCTTATGTCCGAAGAATTAAAACGCTCTGGTAATACTGTTAGATGGGTTATTAAACAAGGCGGTGTTCGTAACGAAGGTCTTGACTGCTTTAACTACGGTTATTGCGCGCGTCTGCAAGTTCTAGAGAAAATCAAATTTCACGAGTGGAGGAAACTCGCTGCTAAATCTGATATTGAAATGCCAGAAGAACAAAACGAAACAAATTCTCCTGTTATTCAAACTCATGAACCTCGTCGAAACATTATCAAACGAAACAGACCAGTTAATAAGCCTCGTGGTTTCGGATTATAAATATAAGAAAGGAGAACTCAATGCAAAAATCAAATTCAGAAATTTACATCGGTGAAAAACTCGCTGTTTATAATCCTGAAGGTGCAACAGTCTCCATAGGCTCAACTGAAACTAAATTGTTTTCTCAAACTGATTGTCCAGCGAATATCTCGGTGGACACATCAGATTTTATCGAAGGAACTTTTTCTGTTGTTGTTCTCTATGAAGGTGCGCTTATCAGTAACAGCATTATCAAAGTGAAATCACCATTCGTTTCAAAAACGAAAAGAGAACAACTCAGAGAAATGATTAACGATATCGATACAGTTATTCAGTATCGTCTGACAAGTAACGAAGAAGCTATTCAACAAATGAGTATTAACGGTAAATCATTCGTTTATGAAACGCTTGATTCGCTGCTTATGGCTCGAAAACGACTTTTAGCTAACTTAGCAAATCTGATTAAGTCAGAACAAATGGCAAACGGTAAATCTCCGATTGTTACTATTAAAGCGAGGTTCACGAATCCATCATGAGTATTAGAGATTTTTTCACATTTAAAAAAGCAGAACCGAAAACACGTAAACAGAAACAGAAACTGGTAATTGATAACGAGCAAGCATATGGCTCACAGTTACAGCGTATTCTTGGTCCTCGAACTGACCGTTTAGATGGCGACTTTCAAGAGAACCTGATTACGACTGCAACGATTAATAACGAGATTCGAACTTATGCCGATGGCATTCGTAATATGTCTCGAACTCTTTCGATTAATACACCAGTTGGTAAACGTGCTGTTCAATATCAAGTTGATAACGTTATCGGTGAAGGTATTAACCCACAATTGCGTATTCTGGGAACAAACGGAAAGCCAAGCAAGAAACTGAACTCTATGATTATGGACCAGTTCAGCTATTGGTCAAGTTCAGCAAAACGTTTCAGTAAAAATGAAAGAATGAACTGGCGCAGATTTCAAGAACTCGTTGAACGTTCAAGATTTGTTGACGGCGAGGTTTTTATTCGTATTCACGAATCTGATACTGAATTTAAGCTTGAAATTATCGAAGCTTCACGCTGTAAATTTGGCGACAGAGAAACCTCCGACAACGGTTATGTTCTTGATGGTATCGAATATAATAACGATGATGTTCCAGTTCGTTACTGGTTTAACACAATAAGCAAAGCAACACAGACTTCATCTGGTAAATCTGAAGGTATCGACGCTGAAAATATTATTCACTATTACAGAGAATTGTTCCCTGATCAACGCAGAGGCATTCCTGAATGTGTAGCGAATATTGATGTTATGAACCAATATGATGCTTTCACAAAAGCAACGTTGATTCAGAAACGCGCCGCAGCAAGCTCTATGGGTTTCATCACTCAAGACAAAGACGGTCAAGATAATATCGAAATTGATAGCGATAACGAAGGCATTGAAGAATCTCCTGATGTTATTCAAAACTTTGAATCAGGGACAATTCATAAACTTCCTGCTGGTTACGATATAAAGCAGTTTAGCTCTACTCAGGGCGGTGACGACTTTATGAACTTCACGAATCGTCTGGAAGACCTGCTTGCTATGGGTTACGGTTTTTACAAACAAGGTTGGAAAGGTGACACAGCAAATATTAACTATTCTGCTGCCCGCTTCGGTGATCTTGCACAACGCGTAATGTTTAAATCAGTTCAGCGTAATATTAAAGAACAGGTTTTTGATGTTATTTTTGAACGTTGGTTACAATGGTCAATTATCAGAGAAACCGTTAATTTGAAAATGACAACTATTCCTTCAGTTCTTCGTCAGACTGTTTGGACATATCCTCAATGGCAAAGTATCGACCCAATTAAAGATACTCAGAAGGATATTTTTGATGTTGAAAACGGATTCAAATCTGCTTCTGATATTATTATTGCTCGCGGTGAAGACCCGGATATTGTATTTGCTCAGGTTGAACAAGAAAGAACTCGTTATGTTCCGAAATACGATAATCAAATTAAAGTTGCTGCTGCACCTGCTGCATTAACGGCTGATGCTCAAGTGGAAGTTGCTGAAATTAATTCGGATAACTCGGTGGAATAACACTAAATACATTCAGAAAAACAAAGAGCGTCGAAAGACGCTCCAACAGAGGACTGGTAATGCTAAAACTTAAGCGCGATTACACAGTTCAGGGTATTGATTCTGTTGATGGTGTTTTTGAAATTGCGTTCAGTTCTGAAACTCCTGTTGAAAGACAGATTCAGGATGAATACGGTCAAAACATTACTGTTAATGAAATTCTCGTTCATGACGGCTCACATAACGCTGACTTGACCCGAATTAATAACGGTGCTGCTTTGCTGTTTAACCATGATTTTGATAAACACTTGGGAATCGTTATTCCTGATTCTGTTCGAATCGATGAAGACAAAATAGGACGAGCAAAAGTCCAATTCAGTCAACACGGTGAATTAGCTAAAGAAATCGGTGCAAAAGTTCAAGAAGGAACAATTAGTAAAATCTCTTTCGGATATGACATTAATGAATATCACTTAGAAGGCGACAATCTTATTGTTACGAAATGGGCACCATATGAAATTTCTTTCGTCACTGTTCCTGCTGACGATAAAGTCGGTTTGGGAAGACTACTAAATACAGATACAACAAACAAACTTAACAAAGGTACTCGAATGAAACGTATTGATGAAATGACTAAAGATGAACTGGCAGAAATGACTATCGATGAAATTGAAATGCTGTCCGATGAAGATCGTGCAAAGCGTGAAGAAATTCTGGAAGAAGTAGTCGTTGAAAATGAAAACGCTGGTGATTCTGCTGTTGAAAAAACTGATGACGCTCCTGCTGCTGTTCCTGCTGGTGACGAACTGACAGAAGAAGAACGCGAAGAAGAAGCGGAAGAAATTCTTGAAATCGCACAACGCTACAAAGTAGCACAGAAAGACGTTGCAAGCGCTATCGCTAAAGGCATGACCGCACGTCAATTCAAACGCTCTATTAAACCTAATAAATCTGCAACGGTGATTCGCAACATGACTAAAGATACTAAACAAACTCTGGAAAATAAATTCGACCTTGGCGATGCTGTTCGCTCTATGATGAATGGTAAAGCTGTTCGCGGTGCTGCTGCTGAATATACTCAAGAAATGTCCCGTAAGCGTCTGATGCGCGGTGCTAACGTTTCTCAAGGTATCTATATGCCAGTTAGTGCTCTGCAAGGCAAACGCGCTATTAACACTGTATCAACTGTTTCCGCAGTACAAGAAACTGTTCAGCGTTATGATTCATTCGTTGAAATGCTGTTGAAAGACACTGTTGCTGATAAGCTGGGAGTTAACTTCCTGACTGGTCTGACTACTCCGATTTCTGTTCCTAAGCAGACAAAATCAAGTGTTGATGCATTCGGTTTCGTTGATGAAAACGGTGAATCTCCAGAAGGCGAAAGCAAATTCGAAAACATTCAGTTTATGCCTAAGACATTTACTGGTGGTAACCCGATTTCTCGTCAAGCTCTGTTGACTCTGCCTAATCTGGGTGCGTTCATTTCTGACCATATCGTGAATTTCTCACGCGCTAAACTGGAAGGTCTGATGTTCGGTTCTATTACCGACGCAAAAGCTCCTCAGTCTATCGTTGCTCAGTTAGTAGCAAAACAGATGGGAATGACCTACAAAGAATTCGTTGTTGAAGCTGCTAAAGCTAAAGGCGACGGCGTAGCAATGGACAAGTTCAAATATTTGATGGCTGCTGCTCTTGAAGGTGATTTGAAAACCACTCTGCGTGACGCTGGTGTTGCTGGTTATATCATCGACGACCTGAACAAACTGGGCGGACATGATGTTTATCGGTTCCGGTCTTGTTAAAGAAGGTCAGGTTATCTCTGGTGACTTCTCTGCTGTAACCGTAGCTGAGTGGGAAGGTCTTGCTCTTGACCTAGACGACACAACTTACCGTAACAAAGGCGCTATCGTTCCTCGCGTTTGGGCTGATATCGATTGGAAAGTTTGTGCTGATGATCGTCTGTTCCTGCACGAAAAACAAGCCTAAGAAAAGCAAAAGCAAAAGCGAAAGCGAAAGCTGAAACTGCTGAATAATCAGAGGACTCCTTCGGGAGTCCTTTTTTCGTTTCTGGACTAAATATAATAAAAAGGAGACAACATGATTTTTCCATATTCAGAAAAACAAAAACAGTCTTTCTTAACTCGTTTCGGACAGAAAATCAAAATTAACGATTCTGATGAACTCGGTATTGTTGAAATTGAGATTAACAACGATAACGGACAAGTAAGCGAGACAATCTATATAACCGCTGATATCAATAAAGTTAAGCAAGAAGATGAAGTTCTATTAAACGAGATTCTGTATACCATTGCGTATCTTGTTAATGATGGTTCAGGACTTGCTAATTGTTATCTGGCATTTAAAGGCGAACAGGAGACATCATTCTATGACTAATCTGCCACGTTTAGGAATTAAACGCGCTCTGGAAGAAATAATCGTTAAAGAACTTAATCTGAAATACGTCAAAAACGCTTTCACAACTGGTGTTAAAGAACCTGTTCAAGTAATGATTCCAGGAATGACAGAAGAATATACGCGAATCGGTTTGCAATCGAAACTTGCAAGTGTTCTTAGTATTACGATTGATATTTTCTCAGAGAAAAGCGAAACAGGCGTTCACAAAGCCGTTTACGACTTAATTTCTATTAAAGCTAATCATGAAAAACTTATCCCATTTAAAATCGATAAGATTTATCCAAGTTCGAGCTTCACTGATTATGATAGTGAAGCATCAAATGGTCATGTTAGCGCACAAATAATTTTAACTTTCGAATACTTAATGTGAGACTAAAATGACAAACGATATTTTTGTAGGAAATAACGTCAGAGTTTCAGTTAATCCGCTAATCGTTGAAATCCCAGGATATAACGACCCAGGTTATGTAAGCACTGATAAACTGGCTGCATTCCCTGTTATCGGATTTAGAAAAGAAGTTCAGACACTAGAAGATTACAGAACCGATTTCACAACGAAACTTTCAGGTGACGTAACAATTAACGACACTTCAATAAGCTTATTTGAAGACAGTTCTGACCCAGTTTATCAGTTGCTTGATGAAGCTCTTATGGAAAAGAAACTCCTTAGATTCAGAAGTCTTTATGTTATCGATGGAGAAACAAAGAAAGATAATGATGCTGGTCTTTATCATATTTTTAATGCTTATGTAACGAAGAAAGAAACATCAGGTTCGGCTAACTCAGTCGTTACAACAACTTTTAATCTTTCTCCTGATGGTCAGTTGTTTACAGGTTTTGCTGAATTCTCAGTTCCGTTAAACGTTGGCGATTATGGTATTGGTGCTGGTACAGAAGAAATCGCAGGCGTTAAAGACTTAGGATTATTAACTGGTAACAGATGTGTAACAGTCGATGCAACAAACAGCGATAACCCTTATAACTCTGGCACGTCTGCTATGGCTATTCAGCATCCTGATGGTCAAGGTTGGGAGCTTATTGGTTCGTCAGTCGGTAATCCAAGCATCAGAATCAGAAACAAACAACAAAGCGGTGAAACTGTTACTGAATCTCCGTGGGTCAAAGTCTATACAGAACTTGAACGTCCAACTCCTGAAGATATTAATGCTTTGCCTATTACTGGTGGAGAACTCAAAGGATCTTTGACTATTCAGGAATATCTGAACGTTCGTAAAAAGATTTCTGCGCCACAAGGTGAAATCTTGGCTCTAAATAGTAATGAAATTAACTCAACTTCTGTCAAGGTCAAAGGCAAAGAAGTCTATTCTCCAAGTAATAAACCAACGCCATTAGAGATTAATTGTGTAGCGTTAGGAGAAACCTTAGACGCAGGAGTATTTTAACGGATAAAGAAAATGGCAAATAATAAAGTTAAACATTATAGAACAGACGTCGCCGGAAGAAAGCCAGAAGCGAAAAACATGCTTGATGGTGAAATCGCTATTAACTTAGCCGATAAAAAGATTTTTACTAAATTCGGTGACGCTGTTATTAACATCGGTAATGGTGCTGATGCTGTTGTTGAAGGCGGTCAGACCTTTACTGGAAAAATTAAAGCAAGTGATATTGAATCCGATTCTAATCTGACTTTAAAAAATCTTGATAAAAGCGATATTGTTTTTGCTGATGAACACGACAAAGCAAAAGCACGTATTAGTTCTCCTGCTCAGACAGACTCTAAAGGTGAACTTCGTGTTACGGTAGCGAAAGGAAAAGCTACAGGAGAGAGTTCTGACTTCGTGCTTAACGGTAATGGTCAGTTATCTTTGCCTGCTGCTCCTGTTGCTCCTGATAGCGCTACGCGTAAAGATTACGTTGATTCTGAAATCAGCAAAGTTCAAACAGGTTCAAGTGCTGACCTGACGAAACTCGAACAGAAAGTTGATGCTAACGACGCTGCTATTAACACTCGCGTTGATAATCTGAATTCAAAAGTTGACCAGAACGACACGGCTATTAATACGAAAGTTGATGCGAATAAAGCTGATGCTGACGAAAAGATTAAAGCAGTTAATGACCGTTTGACTGTTGATAATCAGACTCTGAAAGACATGATTGACACCAAAGTTAATAAAGCTGGCGACACGATGACTGGCGACTTAACTGTTCCTTCTGTTCATGCTGCTGGTAATGTATACGCAGGAACTTTGAAAGTTACACCTGCTGGTAATAACGGTGATGTTCTGAGTATTGAAAACCACGGCAGAACTTCAAAGACTATTCATCAAATTGCATACGCAACGGATACGGATGATCGACTGTTATTTCGTCGTGATGCTAACGAAGGAACCGACGCATTAGATCTAATGACCATGACTTGGGGAAAAACAGGCAGAGGAATGTCAATTGATATTTCAGGTCAAGCTAGAATCACTGATGCAGTAACAACTCCTTTAATGTCCGTTGCAAGCAACTTTGCCGTTGGAAATTCACTGGGTTTAAACTCTATCGCGATTGGTGATTCCGACACTGGTTTTAAATGGAGAGAAGACGGATGGTTAAACTTCTATTCAAATAACGTTGTAACAGCTTCTATTGCAGGATCTGAAAACTACTTTAATAGAAAAACTCATTTCCGTTTCAGAAGTGATGATGGTGATTCGAATCTGATGGCTCCTGAAGGTTATTCATTAATTAATATCGATACGACAACCGACGGTAATAACATTGGTGACGCCACGACTTATTTCGGATTAGTTAATGGTGGAAAATATAATCATTATCTGAGAGGTTCAGGCAGAACTTATATTGATACTAAAGAAGGTCTTGGTGTTGCTGGCCCTGCAAGTTTCTATAAAACGATTTATAATAATAAGCCTTACGGATGGTATGACTCGGAAAGCTTACCCGACTGGAACACTCCTGAGCAACAATCAAATCATTTAAGAAAAGTTAGAGCCGTTGGTGCTGGATCCATTTATCATGAGTTGGCAATGGCTAATCATCCTGACGATAGGCTGGATAACTCTATATGTTGGTTTCATGGTGATACTCCTGAATATTGGATGGGTTCATTAAACACCAATGGTCGATTGAATCTTGCAAGTGGTGTTTCTGTCAACGGCGAATCTAATGCTATTCAGTTGAATATTCCTGCGTCGAATCAGGCAAGTTATATGTCTGGCAATATGGACGGTCGCAATAATACCTGGATTCTTGGCAAGACAAGTGAGAATCTCGATATTGTCTGGTCTCAGAATATGAGAAATGATTTCTCTACGTCATCTGGTGTTACTCTTAGAACTAACGGATCCGTGACGGTTCAGACTGGTACTAATACCGCGATGGATATTCAGCATAATACAATTCAAATTGATGGTGCAAGATGGGCAGCAACCAATGATCATGCTTACGCTAATCAATGGAGACAAAATGCTCCTATGCAGATTAACTTCGGAGCAGTTGCTGGTGAAAGTGATTATTATCCCGGATATTCGATGAACTCTGTTTCCGTAGGACACGGATTCTCTACTGTTGTTGAATTAGGAACTATTAGAGGACCAGCTAATTCATGGGGCAAAGGAATTCTTCGTGTTGGGACGAAAGAAGAATCGACGTTCGGTAAAATGGCTAATTATGAATTTGATATCGATGGTCGTTTTGCTGTTCCTGGAAAAATTAATACTCCTTCTGTTGAAACAAATCGTTTAACAAGTTTTGGTATTAACACGGACAACGTACTAGGTGGAAACTCAATCGCGTTTGGTGATAACGATACAGGTATTCGACAAGTTACGGACGGAAACTTAAGCATTTTTACTAATGGTATTCAAATCGCAACCTTTAACACAGCTGGTTTGACAATTGATCGGTCAATTACGATTAACACCCATAATGAGTCTCGCGGTGTTTATGTTGGAAACGTTAGAACCGGGGCAAGCAATGCGATGATTCAAGGTGTCGTTGACGGTTGGCCGCAGTGGTCAGCGTGGCGTGATCGTCCTGCGGGAATGATTGTTGAAGCTCAGACTCGTGATAAATGTATTAATATCTGGAAACATGTTCATTGGGGCACAGAATACGGTGCTGCGATGGACATTTATAATCCGGGTAGTTCTGCTCCCGAGGCTGCACTTCACATTGGTGGTGCAGACTATCTATTCCTCGGTAATGGAACAGCAAATGCGATCCAATGGGTTAGCACTTCTGATAAACGTCTGAAATCGAACTTTGAAGAAATTGAAAACGCAGTTGATAAAGTCGAGAAACTTACTGGTTACGTATACGATAAGAAATCTGATTTAGTCAAAACTGAATATTCATTCGAAGTTCGTGAAGCAGGTATTATTGCTCAAGAACTGAAAGAAGTATTACCAGAAGCTGTTAGTTCTTTCGGACCTGACGAAATTCTTGGTGTTAACTCTGCTGCTGTAAACGCGTTGCTGGTTAATGCTATCAAGGAATTAAGTGCTCGCGTTAAAGAACTTGAAGCTAAATAACAAAAAGGGGAGAAATCCCCTTTGCTAAATAAACTATATTAACTCAAATAGGAAATTAAAAATGGCAGACAAATTTGATATTTTTGCTGGCTCTTACGTCAGTGTGTTCTATAACTCAGAAATTGCAAACACCGATCTGAATTCAGAAAAGTTTGTTGAAATTCCTGAAACTGGTGCATTCCCTTCTACGGGTATTGAACGCGAAGTTATTACAGCTCCTAACTTCTCTCACAAATACTCCCGTAAACTGGTTGGTCGTGGCTCTGTTCCTGATATCGACTTGACCGTTAACTATATTCCAGAAAGCGTTCATGATGTTCTGATTAAGCTTGCGGAAGATGGTAAACGTGGTCAGTTTAAAATCGTTTATTGGATTGATGCTACTAAAAAACTGGGTGTTGCAAAAGTTTATAACGGCTTCTTGTCAAGCGCTGTTCATAATGGCGGTGAATCAGAAGTTCAAGGTCTGACAATGACACTGAGTGTTGATGGTGGTCCTGTTGTTTCTGGTGTTGTTGATTTGACATCAAGTGATTAATTAAAAAGACTCCGCAAGGGGTCTTTTTTTGGCTCTAAATAAAGTCAGAGGTGAAACATGTTTAAATTTCAAGCTGACTTATCAAAATTACTTAACCGCTATATCAATCAGCAACACGTTTTCGGTCAAAACGACTGTAATATCCTTGTTGCTGAATATATCGACCTTGTTTGTGCTACTGAATACACAGACAAATTAAAAGACAAATACACGAGTATTCCTGAAGGTCTCAAGATTTGCAAAGAGCTAACTGGTTTTAATAACGTTCTCGAAGCGTGTGAAACGCATCTTGAGAAATCAGAAACTATAGAAACAGGCTCGGTTATCTTAATTAAGAAAAAACATAAAAACCGTGTCTATTACGTTGCATCTATCGTTTTTAATAATAGAGCATTAGTTGAACATGAAAATAAATATCAACTGATAAACGTCAACGATTTTAATTTTGAATTAATTTTTAACAGGAGAAAATAATGGCTATTGTAGCTATTGGTGCAATTATCGCAGGTGCTTCCGCGGCTGCTGCTGCTTACGCTGCGGGTGCTGCTCTTGCTTTGGCAATTGGTATTGGTGTCGCTGTTGCTGCTGTTTCTGCTTTGATGTCAACTCAGATGGCGCAGAACGTTCCCCGATTTAACAGCACAGACACAGCAACGACATTAGGAACAACGTCAGATCCATCAAGTGTTATTCCTATTATCTATGGTGAACAGCGTACAGGTACGATTAACGTTTGGAAAGCTGTTGGCGTTGATACGACATATTTGGTTCAGATCTTTGCAATCTGTGAAGGTGAAGTTGATAGCTTCAAAAACCTTTATATGGATAATCAGAAAATCTTACTTGATGGCGTTTATAAAGACGGTGTTCTTCCGAAAGGTTCAATCGCTGCTGAATATCAGCAATATGTTGAAGTTGAATTCTCAACTGGTAAGCCATACGGTCACGTTTTTACTCTTGCTCAGAAATATCTAGGAAATTCAGATGCTGGCTGGCCTGATTCTGCTACTGGTAATAACATCGCTGCTTGTTGTGTTGTTATGCGCAAACGTAACTCAGACCTTCAAAACCAAGCTGATATCCTGCAACCTAACAGTCAAGTATCTGTTGACGTTAGAGGACGTTTGATTACAGATCTGAACACAGGAGAACGCGTTTCCTCGAACAACGGTCCGAGTCAGATTGTTGATTATCTAACAAATGATAGATACGGTCTTGGAATTCAGATTGATAAAATCGACCTTGATAGTTTTAAAGAAGCTGCTCGATATGCAAAACTGAACAGTTTATTTTCTGATGGTGCAACTGACCCGAACGGTTCATTCAAAGAAAACTTAACTCAGCTTGCAGGTGCATTTAACGGTATTATCACAGAGACTTTCGGTAAAGTAACATGCAGAATCGATGGACCTGATGTTGTTCAATATGACTTCAACGAAGATAATATTAACGCTGGTACTGTTAGCTTAAACGATGGCGGTTCTGAGAATTATTACAATACTCTGAACGTGAAATATCAAGATCCGTCGATTGACTATTCTGACCAAGTTCTGCGTTATCCGTCTGACGTAACAAATGATGGAACAATCGCGAAAGATAAACGTATTATCGCTAAAGATATCAGTTACAGATTCGTGAAATCAAAATCTCAGTTGGATAAAATTGCTTCAATCGAACGTAACAAATCTCTGTTAAAGCAAGTTATTAGTTTTTCAACTGCTGATGCTTATACCGCACAGGTCTGGGATGTTATCAGAGTTAATTTCTCTGAACTGGAACTTGTGAATTCATTATGGCGTATTACTAATATCGATCGTTCGATGAATAAAGGTGCTGCTGGTATCGTTACTATTACTGCTTCTGAATATATCGAAGAAGTTTATACCAATCTTGACTACGCGAAAGACCCTGATAACACAGGAAGCAACATTCCTAATAAATCTGTTCTGATTGCTCCTAAGAATCTGACAGTTAAAGCAGTTGCTGAAACAGCTTTAGGAAGAACTCTGAAAGTTCAATGGACGTCTGAACCTGATTATAATCGCGCAGGTTATTATATTCAGTATAGTCTTGCTGGTAAGAACTCTTGGATTCAAGCAGGTTTCACATCAGGCGATTATTTCTTGATTATGAGTCTTGACCCTAATCAGAAATTTGATATTCGTGTTTGTGCTTCTGGTGTTGTGTATCGTTCAGATTGGGTTTATGTCAATAACGTTAACCCTGAGGTTATGTATAACTTACCAGTCGTTACAGGACTGCACCTAGTGAACGCAGTTGAAAATCAATACACCACTAACAAGACTCAATTTGAATTCGCCTGGGACGACCAGAGCGCACAGAAATTCTATGTTGACGACACGTTACAGACATTCGGTGAAGTTTTTCAATATTACGAAATCAAAATTGAAGGTCAGCGTCCTGTAATTTACAAGACTAAAGACTTAGGTTTTGTATATGACTTTAATATGAACTTGGGTAATGGTCTGAGTCGTGAATTGAAAGTTTCTGTTACTGCATACGGTCACGCTGGTATGAAGTCAGATCCTGCTGTTATTACTGTTAAGAACAATCAAGCTCCTGCTATTCAAGGTTTCACAGCTTCGAATGGTCCTGGAATGCTGATGTGCTCTTGGAATGACCCACGCGATAATAAGCCTGAAGTTCCTGACTTCAAAGGCACAATCGTTCATATTGCGAAAGACCAGAGTTTTAATGAAATTGTTCACGTTTATTCAAGTTCAAGTCCGTTCTTAGATAATTTTCCATTAGAAGATGGTCAATTCTATGTTCGTTCAGCTTGGTATGACGTATTCGGACAAGACCAGATTACTTGGTCAGAATCGAAGTTTATCGATATGAAATGGGATATTCCGTGGACTGACGATATGAAAGAACAGTTAAACGATTTGCTTGATTTGGATAAACGTGTTGATGGTGCTATCGATGAAGCATTAGACCTCGCTAACAAATACACTGATACGAAAGTTACAGCATCCGAGCAAAAAGTTACTACTGAATTAAATCAGACTATCACGACGAAAAACACCGAACTTCATACTCAGATTACTAATGAAACTAATGGCGCTATCAATCAGGCTATCAGTATTCAAGAATCTAACTTTGATGGAAAACTTAACTCGGCTATTACGAAAGTTGAAAAAACTCAAGCTGATGATAGACAAGCAACCGCAAGTTCAATTAATCAATTGAAAGCTGAAACAAACACAGCTATTGCAACAGTTAGTCAAGAATCAAAAGCAAGCGTTGACGACTTAACAGGAACGATTAATAGCAAATGGGCAGTTCAGACTAATGCCGACGGTGTTGTTGCTGGTATCAGTATGCTGGCTAATAAGAATCCTGACGGTTCAAAACAGTCTAGTATTGTTTTTAACGCTGATAAAATCGCTATAACGAATAACAATACTCCTGCGGGTGCTGTTGCTCCGTTTATGGTCGCTGATAACAGAGTTTATATGGATTCTGCAATGATTCGTAATGCTTCTATCGGTTCAGCACAGATTGCAGATGCTTCTATTAACAACGCTAAGATTCAAAACGGTGCTATTAACAACGCGAAGATTGAAAACGGTGCGATTACTACTGCGAAAATTGGTAATGCTCAGATCGGTTCAGCACAGATTGCTTATGAAATATCTTCTGATAACTGGTTCCCTTCCGGTGGTACTCAAGGTTGGACAATCAGAAAAGACGGTTGGGCTTCTTTCCAAAACGTTAATATCAGAGGTAACATTCAAGCAGATTCTGGTTATTTCGCAGGTGAAATCAGAGGCGGTTCAGGTTATTTCACAGGAACTGTATACGCTGACAGAATTGAAGGTGACGTTATCAAAATGGGTCATATAGATCCGTGGACAACAGTTCATATTCCTGCTGTTAACTGGAACAGAGTAATTTCTATTCCAAACCTTTCGATTTCAGGCAGAACTTATTCCGGTGGTGCTTGGGGCTACGGAACTGCATGGATTAATATGTCGAACGGTCAAGAAATCGTAAGAACAGTTACCAGTGCAATGAGTGGTTCAAACGGTGGTACAGGCATTATCTATGCGGGACAAGCTGTTGATTTGAGTTACGGTGCTGACTTGAATCATGCGACCGCAGCAAGAGCAGTTTACTTTATCAGTAAACAACAATAACGTTCTAAATAAAGACAAGGAGGTCTTTTAAAAAGGAGATTCAAGATGGTCGATATAGCACTGATCATTTCCATCTTGGGTGCTCTAGGAGGTTTCTTGGCTTGGGTTTATGCCGAAATTAAATCAAACAATGAAAAACGAATTGACCTTGAGAAACGTTTCTCAGACATCGAAAAAAGCATAGCCGTTAATGACGCAAAAGATGCTTCGCTTATAAGCGATATAACACGACAACAGGATGAATTTCGAGAGGTCAAATCTGATTTGAAGAATTTAGAAGGAAGAACAGCAAAGCTAGATATCGACCTAGCAGTTCTAAGAGGAAAATGAAAAGAAAAGAGATTCCGATTTATAAGCAAGAACTCTTTCAAAAGCAAAAAGGTCTTTGTGCTTTAACTGGCATAAAGATTCATGAAGTTAATAAAGCCCATCTTGACCATGACCATATATTAACAGGCTCTAACGCAGGCAGATGCAGAGGATTATTAATCGCTCAAGCAAACGTCCTAGAGGGCAGAATAAAACATCAGTTTAAACGTTCGGGTCTCGATGGGAAAATTGACTACATCGAGTTTTTGAAGAATCTTGTTCAGTATCTTGAAAAAGACTACTCAGACAATCCTACGCATCCACAACTTATTCCTGATTTAAAGAAGGCGTTCTCTCGAAAAAATCTTTCTGAGATGAAAGCTATTACAGGTTCAAACCTTAAAACGAAAAAGGAGCTTGAAAAAGTCTACTCAAACCAAATAAAGGTGAAATATGAAAATGAAATATCTCCAAGCATTGGCAAAACACGCTAAAGATTATCTTATTGTTCTATTTCTCGTTACTATAACTTATAACACTGTTGCTGTTCCTGTTCTGCAAGCTTTCGATATTAAAGCACCTAAAATGATTCTTATCAGCGAAGAACAGATAAAAACATTTGGGACGCTTCTGATGTCAGGAGTGAACTAATGGCAAAAGCAAAAGATGTTATGAAAGACCTTGAAAAATGGCGAATCAAAGAATCTGACGTGTTCAGTAAGAAAGTAACCAAAGCGTCTAAACTCGCTTCTGTTGAGTTGCAAAGAAAAATCAACAGACGAGTCGATGGACCAGTTAATTTCACTAAGAACGCAGTAGGTTTCAGTTTCAGATACGATCAGAACGGGTCACGAAATAGAATATTCATCAAAGACAAGCAGGCTGATTATCTTGCTCCGTTAATTGATGATAACAAAGGAATTAACAAGTTTGTTCCAACTGGTGTAAGAGGTTCAAAGAACAAATTCGGTAACATTCCTAACTTGAAATCAAGAAATAATCTTGAAGCTGTCAAGCAAAAAAAAGATGGCGTAACTCGAACGATCCTCATTAAAACTAACGTTAAAAAGCAAGACCGTCGTTTAATTGCTGTATTCAAGAAAAATCAACACAGAAGAAAAACTCTGGGTTCATGGAATCAAATCTCTGACGATATATTCAAAACCGTTAAGCGTGTTGCGGGTACTAAATAAAGTCAAAAGGAGAACAAATGAACATTCACGATTTTGATACTTACAGATTAGACGAACTTGCCGACATCTACGTTAACGAGATTAATCCCGAGTCAATGACTGTTCCTTACGGTTGCGAACACATCAAAGATAAGCGAATTAAAAAATATCTGTTCAACGATAAGAACGTTTTTATTGTTTCAACACAGAAGAAAAAACCTAATTGTCATTTCAAATTAGGACAGACAGTTCGACTGCAAGGTCCATTTTTTGAGACCGAAGCGAAGAACTTAGGAATGATTGAATATATCCACAAAGGTTTCAGAATGTACGGATATTTCTTTCAATGGAAATAACAAAAGGGAGCCTCGCGCTCCCTTTTTCATAAATAAAAGAAAACTCAACAAAGGGAAACAAAAATGAATTTCGATGAAATGTTAGCAAGTCTTTCGCCTTCTCGCGAACCAGTAGAAATCAACGGCTTTAAATTCTATGCTCGTCCTATGACCGTATCTGAATTCGGTGAATTCTATTTCAAAAATGAAAACACAGAAGAACGTAACGACCGAATGATTCTGAATTGTATTCAACACGAAGACGGAACTCCTGTTTTTAAAGAAATCGCTCAAGTTCAGAAACTTTATACCACTGTTCGTTCAACTCTTGCTAAATAGCTGCGCGGAATAGTAGATCACTGAAAGGGAACTCAGCCCGGATTGTGCGATCTGATCAATCGCCAAACC